CGAGGAGAGCCAAGCTGCCACTGTACTCCGGCTGTATCTGACTCGATCCGCAACGCCATCTGTCGTGCACGTGCCCGCACAAACACTTGATCTGTGTAAGTTCCTACCGCAGTTCTCACGATACGCTGTCTATCCGCGCTATCTGAGGTCAAGGAGCCGCCCGGGAAGTTACGTGTTTTAACTTCCATATCAATCTCAGGCGTAAGTGACGTAGACCCCACAAACTCAATATCTGGCAGTATGCGTCTGGTTAGCGTGAAATTATCACCATCGCCAAGGTCAAAGTCAGCAGACTCAATAAATGATGTCATTGCGCCTGTGTCATCCTCAATACCGCTCTCGTGATTGTACAAGTAGCCTTCAGTGTCATCTGGGCCAGAGCCAGCAGCGACTGGGAACTCTCGGTTAGGTGCATCAAGCCAAGCTGTGCGCTCTATAGTGCCGTAGTACCAGATCTTGTCTAAGTAGTTGTAGATGACATAGCGGTCGTTCCAGTTGTCCCCACTGCTCTCACTTGGATAGAACCACCACACTTCACTCCATTCCTCGTTTGTGCCGCACACAATCTGGTCAGCCTGAGTAAAGTCAATGTCGGTAAAGACGTAATTACGTACGCTACAAGGCAGAGTGTCTACACGACCTGTATATACATAAAACTTGTCTCGTCCCATCCAGAACGTTGCGTTAGCCGCTGTAGCAACTGCACGTGGGCTAGCAATGGAGATACCATCTGAATACTCTTGTAAGCCGAACACATCAGTAGTGCCCAAAAACTGCAGCGCGTACAAGTGCGTATCAGTCCATACTAAGATTTCCTGACGAGTTGGCACTGCGCGTACGATGCGTGAGCCACGAGACACCTTGAGGTCACCTGCTGAGTTAGTCGCAGACGGTGTCCACTGCCCCGGATTATCTTGGTCAGCCCAACGAATGAGTAGCGGGTCAAAGTCAGCATCGGCTGTAGACCCAAAAGGCACCGCCCCGAACGCCAATAAGTGCTTATCTTGCTGCGACACAAGCAACTGTCCTACTTTTACAGGTACGCTAGCAGCGGTATACCCGCCATCTGTGGCTATCTCCTGTAGTTTTACTGCCCGTGTAGACAGCGCTGTGTCAGGAACAGCCGTAGTGCCCCGCTCCCAGTAGTAAGGCTTGCCGTTACGAATGTTAAGCACGAGGTCGTTGTCAAAGTTATCGAAGAACCAATCACGTTGAGGTAAGTCTACTGGAGTAGAAGAACCAAGGCCCCACGCACGATCAGGCTTAGGTGAAGTCTCGTCCCCGCCCCATACACCAGTGCCCCAGCCATAACCAAGAGTGGTATCTGCGTTACCGACTTCTACTTGGAACTTAGCTTCAATAGCAGTACCGCCTCCAGCACTGACGGTAGATGTGGCCGCTGTGTCTACAACGATGTTAAAACTGTTTGCATCGACATAATCGACAACAAACTCAGTGTTTAAGTCCCCAGCAGGTACGCCACCAACAGCTACAGCTCCAGAGAAAGTAACGTAATCGCCATCGTTAGCCCCATGACCTGTAATACTTACAACTACCGTAGTGCTCGCATTGGTTGTAGCGAAGCAGTTGTCTGTGTCAGTAGAAGAAAACGTAGTCCGTAGCGGAGTGATGTCGTTAAATACCCCACCAACCTCGATGTAGGCTTTTTGGTTAGTGCCAATGGCTAAGAGGTTATCTGAGTAAGACGTAATCCAGTTAGTTAAGCTACGCGCTACTCCGGTGTAAGCACTAGACGATGCCTTTATCCAGCCGCCAATCTTCTCTGGAAAACCAGAGCGAAAGCGGATCTTGTCGCAATTAAACCAACCACCTTCGTTAGTGTAGTTTGTAGTATCTCGGTTTATACCGGGTCTGAACTGCAACTTGATAAAAGGCATTACACTACCCTCACGTTACGTTTTTCATGCGCTCGCAAAGGCGACCCGCTCGATTTGGTACTTGACTGTACCATTTTGAATCCGCCATCTGCAGGGCAGCTTCAGGCCAATCCCTAGCATCTAGCGCGGCTTTCATCAGTTTAAACTGACTCAAACGCGGTCGGCCCATATTGAACATCATATTCGCGCAGATTAATTGAACTTCTTCAGGAAAATCATCCCAGTTTTCATAGAGGATCTTGCACTCGTCAATAGTGACCTGTACATCTTTCTCGAATACTTCCTTCACTCGTTCTTCAGACACCGCAGTGCCCACAGGTTGATCGTACTCGGGGTCATCCATAGTACATAAATGTCCAATACCAAACGTAGGCAGATCTAAGTGATCGAGGTAAATCTCATACTTACAACCTTCGTCGTATTCTAGCTGCATGCGTAGCTGGTCGATGTTCATCATTTCTTGCCACCTTTTTTCATAGCCATGATCTTATCAGCCGATTTCAATCCAAAACTCGCGCTGACCGCAATAAACAAGAGGTATTGATACCATTCCGGAAGCTGGTTCAAAGCCGCGAAGCCTTCATTGACACGGTCGATGATAGTTACGTCATCCATAGCTACGCTATATGCAACTGCTACAATAGGTAACGCTAAGATGATTGACCAGAACTCATCCTTCCAAGATTTATCTGTGGCCGAAGCCATCTTTTCTTCCCAGTCAGCGTCATTCTGAATCGCGTTGATCTTGCGCTGTTGGATTGCTTTCTTCTCATCAGCCTTGCCTTTGAGGAACTCTTTGCCCAACTCCATTGCTGGGCCTAGTAGCATGTTAAGCATCTTTCTTCTTCCCTGAGATGGCTGACGCACCGAAGAAGGCGCTTACTAATACCGCAATAGATGCAAAGTAAGTGGGCGCGATGTCAGCAATTAATTGAGCGGCTGTACCCATAGAGAAGGCATCAGCAAGAAAAATACCAAATGGATATAAAAGAAGACCAATAAGAGCAAACCAAGCCATTTTGCGAATCGAGTCACGTTGGGCATCATCGTCCAGCATCTTTCGGCGCATGTCTTCCAGCATGATTTTGCGTTCTGCTTCATCAATCACACCATTCCCGTCTAAGTCGTACTTCTGCATCTCTTCTGTCATGGTACCGCTCCTATTTAATATCCAAACTTTTCAAAATCTGCATGGTAGAACTCTCTAACCACTCTCCTAGTTTCTGGTGTGTAGAGCGTATCGTATGGTTCCTTATAGTCCCCTACATTCTGTTTTGTTAGGCGTAAACCTAATCTTTGTAACTCTAAGTAATCGTCTAACTTGGTTAAATCTTCTGTGCGAAATACTTTAATTGGTGCATCAGTATCAAAATATGTTCGTTGAGGCAAGAAATGATGGTAGTTGTCAATCATTTCTATAGAGTCCCACTTCTGTAAAAAATTTAACGTAAATTCGTCAAAAGATAGCTTGCTAAAATTATCGTAAAGTACGCTGCACCTGCTCATACTTTTTGCCCGTTTTACATGAAAATATGTACTAGCAAATCTGTCGTAAGGGTTACGCACTACAGTAAATAACTCCGCCGGGGATGAACGATAGAGTCGATATCTGCCTAGTATTTGGCTAGCTGTCCAGTGCCCCTGCATCCAATTAGAATATTGCCCGCTATCTTGTAGGGCTTTACGTATTGAACTACCTCCTGTTTTAGGAATATGAATAAAAACCTTCAAACGCTATTTGCCTTTAAGGCTAACAAGATACAGTACAAAGGCCACGGCCCCGCCCACCAGACCGAGAGCAAAAAGGCCAACGCCAGCATAAGTAAGTCCATCCTTAATGGCTTTTTTACGAGCCAGTTTTTTAGCCACAGCACGCTTCCGCTCGTTCTCTCTCAGTTCTTTGCGAGTACGCATAAACTTCTGGTAATCTTCCCACAGCCCTGCTCGCCCTGCGTAGATAAACATTTGTTTTATCTCAGCTTCTTTGTTGCGGATATCCTCTAAAGCAAAAAAGGCGTCCATGTCTCCATCAGCCGCCTTCTTCTGAATATCTTCTTTTGCATCTGCAAGTTTAGTGAGTTGCGGGCCCATCTCTCCAACAGAAGAAACATGACCAGCAAATTCTTTAATTGCGCCAATAGCCTCGTTCGCTATCTTGATTGCGGCTATGGCTTCAAAGATCATATTTAAGCTCCTAAGCTAATTCAATCCAACACGCGCCATCAAACCCAGAGCGACCATAGGCCATCCTACTTGCGCCTCCGTCACCAACATTATTTGCTACACCTGTGTTGCCCCCCGGTTGCGGGGTATCAGAGTCCCAAGTGGTCTGTCCGCCTTCTACTCCACTAGGGCTACCCGGCCCTGAGTCATTAGAGCTAGATGCTCCCGGTGAATATCTATTAAACCCATCGAAAGCCCCGAGACCGCCACCGCCACCAGTTGATGTAATTTCACTGTCTGAACCAAACTTAACTCCGGATGTGCTCCCTTTTTGCCCCGTCCCGTAGAATTTATACTTAGCAAACAACGTCCTTCCCGCGTTGTCAGTGGGGTCAAAGTTAGGATGTTTTGAAATACTGTTATTGTTAAAGTTGTAAGAGCCGCCTATCCCGCCTCGCCCTACTCTAATCCGAACGACAGTCCCTGATGCCTTTGATATAGACACGTTAGTACGCCTACCGCCAGAGTCTCCACCGTCACCTACTCCTGCGTCTCCATTATTGTTGTTGGCTCCTGCACCGCCACCGCCGCCATATAGACTGTAGTCTTGCGTGGCTCTTGGTAGCGTATAGTCAAAGTAATCTGATGGAGATGAATTGTTTACATTACCCCAACGTACAGGGTGGTTAAACTCAAGCACGGTGCCGTCACCAAATGACGATACATCGCGCTCAAAGATGAGATCATCGGCGCTCGAGGCTGTTCTCAAAGGGCTACGCTCGTTACGCAGGTTATATTTTGTTGCGGTTGAATAGCTGAACCCACTCGAGGTCACCTCTAAAACATACCTGCGGGTGCGGTTCCATTGTGTGTTTGTGTCGCCGGATAATCTGTGCCCCGGAGCCACAACGATCTCAAATGCACCTGTTTGGTTTGCCTTAGTAGTGCCAGACAACGGCCCTGCTGACAATACAACATCTGGAAATTCTGTCGTAAGTTCAGTGCAAATCGTACCGATGTTTGAACTAGACACGCCCGTATACTGCGGAAGGTTCTGATACACCTTTTTCCATGTACCAGAGTCCTTAACGTGAATCTCTTGGATCTGTCGCCAAGTATCGGAATCTTTGACGTAGACCTCTTTGATCTCTTTCCAAGCACCGGAGTGCTTAATACTTAACTCTGTCATGCGTCGTACTTATACCAAACATCGCCATCAGAACCGCCTGAAGGATCAGACGTTGACACTGTACGAGTGCCAAACCCATTAGTGGTCGTGTCCATTTTTGCAGAAGTAACTGCGCCATCAATTATCTTGGCTGTAGTCACTGCGTCGTCTACAAGCTGTGTCGTGTCTACGTGCTCAGTAATAATCTCTTGTTGAACAAAAGCGGTTGTAGCAATCTTGGTTGTATCGTCACCAGTATCTTGTGTGTTTGCATCGTTATCAGTCAACGTTTTATTGGTCAGCGTTTGAGTAGCTGCTTCGGATACCACGGGATCGGCGCTTGCGCCTACTGTAAGAGAAGTAAGATGAGTAGTTACGTCTACTACGTTATCTCCTTCCGAATAGACCCACATAGTCTTACCTGCAGGTACAGTAACCGTTGTTCCAGCAGAATTAGAAATAGCCACACTGTCAGCACAGCCGTTGTTTACGATATAAACTTTTTCGACATCCGGAACTGTAAGTGTACGAGTTGAGCCGCCAGTAGTGCCCGTTAAATTTAACCGCATATTCCTAGCAGTTTGCGTAGCGTTTGTATTTGTTAAACTTAATGTCTGATCGGCGCTAGAAAATGTAACGTCGGCAGAGCCAACAATAGCTTCTTCTAACGTAGTGCCAAGGTTAGTATTAGTGACCGCCCCCCAC